TTATAGACGATCAAGAAGGACCGACGTATGCTAACGATCCGTCTGTACGTTTTCAAGACCCTGATTCTCTTGCTGAATACCTGAGAAGGTTGAAGCAAGAAGAGGCAGATAAAAAAGCAGATGTAGCTAAGAAAACACAATCAGACCTACCTTCTATACTAAAGCCTAAAGTAGTGCCTGCTCGCCCTACTGCAAAACCTGCTGCAAAACCTGCTGGTGGAGGAATAGCTGGTAAGGCACCTACTGCTCCTCCTCGTGTACGTCAATCCAATACACCTGCTAGGGATAAGCTAGCTGCTATGTCTGGTAAGCGTTATGAAGAAGAAGCTGGTATCATGGGTAGGCAGAAGGATAGAGCTGATGATCAGCTAGGTAATCTAGCTAAGTTTGCTCTTGACTTTGGTGCTGCTGATCCTACAGAAGGAAACATCAGAGGCTTAGCTAAAGCTGGTCGTGGTGCTGCTGATCGTGTTGACGCTAAAGGTGATAAGTCTGCTGCCCTTGAGCTAGCTATGGCTGGTCAGAAGACTAAGGGTGCTGAGCTTGCAGCTGCTAACGAGAAGGAAGATCGTACCGTTGCTCTGGCGTATGCTAAGATCAGGGCTGGCAACCGCCTTGACGTTAAGGACGCTGTTTCTCTGGTAGGTAAATTACAAAGCATGAACTATTCTCCTGATGACATGATGGCTAAACTCCTGATGTTTCAAACTATGTCTAGAGGAGATCCTGTTGCTGAAGCAACTTTTGAAGAAGAGATCCAAAGACAACGAAGACTTAATAGTGAACGTAAAGGATCAACTGATAAAAGACCTAATCCTAATAGGAGTACAATAGCTAGGTAAGCTAATGGTAGAACAACCCAAGCGTACATACGAGGAACTAAAACAAGATACGGATACAATTGACTCTATGTACTATGTCCTAAAAGATCTAGGGCAAGAAGTAGAGTACAATCCAACCACTGTCTTAGATGCGTTCCTTACTCAGAAGAGGTACTTCGATACCAACATCTTCTCAACAGGTAACCTTGCTCGTAAGGTTGACGGTTTTGATGATGATGGTAAACGTATGCTTGCTAAGTCCTTACAAGAAGTAGAGAAACTCCCTACTATATTTGAAGATGGTTCAGCTCCTACTGCTTCTGCTATAGGAGATTACTTCCTTGCAGGTATATCAGATCCCACTAATGTAGCTTCTATGGTAGCTGGTGCCTTTACTCTAGGTGCTGGTGGTGCAACTGCGCTTGCAGCTAAGGAAGCAGCTAAGCAAGGGATAAAGAAAATGCTAGGTGCTAAGATGAGAGCAGCTGTATCTGCTCCTGTCTTAAAAGCTCTTGCTGTAGAAGGTGCAGTAGCTGGTGCTGGTGGCGCTGCTCAAGCTAATGTACGTCAGGGTGTAGAGCAAGAGATAGACATGCGTACCGAGAAAGACGTATCAGAGATGGTCTTACAAGGAGTTGTTGAGGGTGTGCTAAGTCCTGTTGCTGGTGTAGCTACAAACATAGCAGGGTCTGTCTTAGGTAAGACTATAGGTAAAGGTGTTACTAAGTTAGAAGACCACATACCTGCTATACATTCAGCTACTGAGATGATCAAAAGGAACTTCCTTCCTGCTGCTGGTGTGTCTGATCCTACACGTAGAGGTATGGAGATTGAGACTGGCGCTGCTGCTGCCTTAAAGGATAGAGGGCAGGCTCTCTCTCATGAGTTTGATAAACTGGCACAGAAAGGTAAGTATACTTTAGAAGAACAGAACGCAATACTTGAAGGTAAAGCTTCTAGTCTGTCTCCTGAACTACGTACTCTTGTAAGTGAAGTAGATGTACTACGTAAAGACTATCAGGACTTTGCTCAACGCTCTGGCTTAAGTGCAGAGATGAAGAAGAGTATCGTAGGGGATGACTACTTACGTAGTGTTCCTGAAGTGTTCTTCCTGCAGAGTAGAACTAAATCCTTAGATACTATTCTAAAGAACAATCCTTCTATACGTGAGGAAGTACGTAAGCTCATGCACAGTAAGGAGCTTCCTACTAAACCTGGAGTAGCTAAGAAAAACCTGTCCGATAAAGACGCAGGCATAGATAACCCTGTAACCTATGCTGATCGTGTCTTATACAAGCATCGTCAGAAGTTCATGAACGATGAAGGCGTAAGGTTTGGTGATCCATCAGCTTCTAAAGTCTTAGAAGAAGATGCTATTGATGCAGCTATCAAAGAGATGTACACTCCTACAAGGAAGTTCAGGAAAGAGACAGGAGCTTTCATAGCTAAGACCGACATACCTGATGCAGTCAAAGCTATAATGGGGTACAACGATAGACCTGCTCTACGTATAATGGAAACGGTTAATGGTATAGTAGATGTGTCTGCTAAAGCTAACGTAGCTAGATTCATAGCTAAGGACTCTGGTTCTATTAAGACTAAGGACATGGCAGAGGCTGTAGCTCATCTTGGTACTAAGGATGTAACCAAGCTAGTATCTTCTGAAGGTGGAGATACTATCTTCCAAGGGTTCTTAAAGGATACTCCCTTCAGGTTTGAAGAGAAGGTAATAGCTGATGAGTTAGAAGACCTTTGGGTTACAACTGATTATGCTAAGCAGATCAAAGAGTTAACAGATGAATCTAATCCTTTCTTCTCTAATTTCAAGGACAAGGACGGACCTATGGGTAAGTTCTACAGGTTCATGGTAGGGTCTCAAGGGTTCATGAAAGCTGGTAAGACTGTGTTCAGCCCACTAGCTATCATTCGTAATAAGATAGGCGCTGATATGTACCTAGGTTCTAGTGGTAACTTCAGAGCTTTAGGAGATGCTAAAGGATACCTTGAAGCATTCAGTGGAGCTAAAGGTAAATCTGCACAGAAAGCTGCTGAAGCTGATTGGCTGCAGTTTGAAAAGCTAGGGCTACGTGACTCTAACCTTGACGTTAATCAGGTTATGCGTAGGATGGGTGATCTATCTCATGAGATGGATGATAAGTCTTTTACTAACAGGTACGTACACTTTGGTAAGTTTGGTAAACAAGCTAGAGATTTCTATTCAGCTATTGATAACGCAGCTAAGTTCATAGGCTTTCGTAATGAAACTAAGAAAGCCAGTAAGATATTTGATGGTATGTCTAAACAGAAGCAGGGAGATATCCTAGCTAAGTACGGTACTAAGGAAGAGTATGGGTTTCAACTGGCTGGTAGGAACATAGCTAACGTAACTCCTGTGTACGGACGCATACCTCCTATCTTAGAGAAGATGAGAGCCTTCCCTATAGCTGGTTCCTTTACAGCATACCCTGCTGAACGTTTACGTAACACATACAACATTCTTAAGTTAGCTACTGATGAGATGGTAGAAGGTTTCCAGACAGGTAATGCTGCTCTGCGTAATACAGGTATGTCCAGACTAGGGCAGTGGTATACTACCCAAGCCGCTATGTACGGCACAGCTTATGCTGCTAATGCTATGATGGGTGATCTGGATATCATGGAGGAAGTTAGGAAGACTCTTCCAGGATACAAAGAGAACAACGCCTTACTCTCTATGGGTCAGAACAAGAAGGGACAACAGCAGTTCCTAGACCTTAGCTACATCAACGCTGACCAGTATGTAATAGAAGGAATTGTACCTATGTTCCTTAAAGCTGGTAGAGGTGAGGATGTATCTGAAGACTTAGGTGCTATGATGCAGCATGCTGGAGAGAAGCTGTATGAACCTTACCTCGGTACCTTAGGCAAAGATTTCATGTCCAGCTCCCTGTTAGTACAGGCTGGTAAACAGTTTAGTGTTATGATTGAAGAGGGCGGGTTTGCTACAGACAGAGGTACCGAAGCTTTCGGTAAGCTCATGAAGACTGTCTCTCCCGGTGTAGCTTCAATGGGTGCAGCTATGGGTCTGGATGCAGCTCAGATACTAGAGCATCAGAACAGAGCTACCTCTGAACTAGAGAGAGGCATGCGTCCTAGAGCTTACGCTAATGAGGAAGGACCAGAGGGCTGGTTCGATATGATGAAGCGACAAGGCTTAGGTATTCCAGGTCTTAAGCTTGAGACACATAATCCTCAGAAGGCTTTAGGGTTTGCCCTTAACCATATAGGGGAGACAGCAGAAAAGAACTCAAGCTCTTTCTCAAGAGACCTGAAGAGCTTGCTGTTAGATGATCGTTCAAGGTATGATCGTGCAGCTATCGTTGATAGGTTCAAGGATACTCTGAGAGATCAGTTTGCTATGCAGTCTGGTGTAAAGGATATGCTGGATGGTATGGAGAACCTGATAGGCTCTAACGAGTTGTTCAAGATAACAAGAGACTCTACCATATCGAAGATGCTTCCAGCTAAGGATATTCGTAGGGTTATAAAGCAGGGCTACTTCCGACCTACTAGGTTAGACAACAACGCTACCTATTGGAATGATATAAATAAAGATACTGACTGGAAGTACGAGAAGGAAATACATCAGATGCGTCAAGAGCTGCGTAAGGTTCTTGATAAGATCACCAACACTTCCCTTCATACCGATCCAGATAAGGTTGATGAACTCATAGATAGTATACAGTAAACCTCTTGGTTTATGATAGGTGACTTAGTTTCTACCTTAACTCTAAAGGCTCTAGTTTGTCCTCCTTACTAGGGCCTTCTTTTTGTCTAAACCTTATCAAGGGTTTAAGGCTATCCGTGTGTGCGTTTGTATAGTAGTCTGGACCACGTGTTTGAATTCATTCTTTAACCCCTCTCCTGAGCGATCCTCAGGGGTTGTTTTTCTCCAACTCTACCTTAAAACGTTACCTTCCCTACTTCTGTTGTATCTTTCCTGCTTCTCAGCCTTAAGCTTGGCTAAGCTCTCCTCTGCGAAGTTGATAGCTTCATCTTCTGCTTCTGTCTGTGCTGCTGCAGCTAGTACATCACTAGTTTCTTTATCACCACCCCCATAGAAGCTACATTTAAGGAACAGCTTGGATGCTCTCTCTTCTCCGAGAGCTTCTAGTACACGAACTATGTCTGCTTCCAACTCAGACACAGTCTTGATAGCTTCTTCCTCATGAACTATCTTAACCTTAGACAGCAACTCCAAAGCTTTCAAAGCTGAGTTATCGTTCCCCTTCTCTTTAGCCTTACCGTATAGGTCTTCTACTTCGGAGATCACATCAATCGTGGTCTCCATATCTTTCTCAAGTTCTTCTATACGGTTCTTAACTATGTCATGCTGTAGTAGCCTGTGCCCTTGAGTATGAGCAGATGCGTTAGAGTAGCCAGCAGCTTTAGCTGCACCTGTAGCGTTGCGGTACAGTACATAGTTCTGGCAGAACTTCTCTTGCTTTTCGTTTAGTATATCCATCTATTTGAGTAACCACCCTACGATAGCATAACCTGCCCACACTGATAACATTCCGAATATAGCCAGCATAGCAATAGTATCCTCTATCTCTTGTTCATTTACAAACGCACTGATTCTTTTTAGGAGCGATCCTTTTATCATCTTTTTTCTGTCGTTGGTTTTTACCATTAGTTAAGATATCTCCATAATAAGGTTGATTAAACCTAGGTGAATTATAGTAGACAGAAGACACAAGAGAGTCTGCTGTTCCTTTATGTAAGACAATCTTCATATCAATGCTTTTGTTCTGGAATAACTTCTCACAGTCCTGAGCCATAGCAAGCAGCTCACCAGTAGTCCAGAAGTGTTCACCATCTGACTCTACCTTCATGTACTTAGGTCTACCATCTGCAAGACGCTCATGTTCCATGTCTTTAGTCATGTTCCCTACGGTACAGTCGAACCCATACATATGGAAAACTCTAAACCCAAGCACATGGAACATACCTATTGCTCTCATAGCTGCACAAGTACCACCTGTAACAAAGGTCGTATCCTCTGGTAAGCTGAGACCCTCATCTAAGTTAATCTCTCCCTTCCTAGTCTTCTCAGTAAGAGAGATTACAGCCTCAGAGAACGCATGCCACCCTTTGATCTTAACCTTCTTCTTCTGAAGATGTAAGGTGACAGAGGGATCAGTCATAGAGGCGACTAGGAATAAGGTTTCCTTATCCACCTTCTTAAACAGATCCTTACGTACAATACCGTGTGTACTAGTACCCTCTATAGGGCGAGGGTCTAAGATCACACAGGCATAAGGCTGTATGTCATGAGCTAAGAGCATAGGATAGCTGTGCTTTACACACACCACCTTATGTCCTGTCTCATCTACATGCTTCTTTAACTCATCCCAGTCAATAAAGGGTCCACCTGATACAACAATAACCTCTTCGTTGTTCAAGCCACACTCTTGAATGGAACCCCAGTCTTTTATTATCTTCAGGTTCTGGTTAATGTTATCAATGATATACTCCTTAGGCACACAATCCTTAGGTGTAATGGTGATAGGAACCTTAGTCAGATGCTCAGGGATGGGGGGCTGTTTAGGATCGTTCATTACAACTGCTATATGAACAGTACCCCCACCATGTATATTATCTTGGGAAGGAAGAACCATAAGCCTACGCTCATCCTCTTCTTTAGTCTCCCCTAGCTTCTTAATTAAACGATTAACACCTAAGATATCCTCAGGGTGAGGTTTACCTTCAGGACTGTTAGCGTAGTAGTCATCTAGAACTACAATAGGACAATCACTAAAAGCTTTCCAATCATTTAAGACAGTCTCTTCACTATGTCCACCATCTATGAAGGCAAAGTGAGGCTGCATGGGAGAGTACTTCTCTAACGTGAAGTTAGTATCTCCTTTAACAAGCTTCCAATCAAAGATCTTATCTTTAGGTAGAGAATCAGAGTACTCTTGTAGTCTTTTTTGTACTACTTCAAAGGAGTTATGAGCCTTAACATTATATTCTTGTGTATCTGTCTCATCAGTAGCCTCTTCAAAGAGATCAAACCCATAGTAGAAGACTCTATCTACGTTCTTAAAGGCAGCATCAGCCATCTGAATAGCTCGTCCACCATTCCATGTACCTGTCTCAGCTATAGTGTAGCTATGATATTCGTCTTGTTTGTAAGGATACACAGCAGCATAGTGTTCTACCAGATCAGTAAGCTGCTTGTACCTAGGTAGGTTAACATCAGCAGACGTTTCTCCCTCATTCAGGTGATCCTTTCTCCCTCCCTTGTGGTGGGTGAAGTACTGGTTGAGAGGAGACTGTTCAAAAGCTGTTAACCCCTTACACGTAGGAGATAAATCATGAACCTTAGCTCCATGCGCTATGTATATCTTAAGCAGACGGGTGAAGATGAACGCATCAGTCCACTCCCTATACGCCACTACCTCATCTATCTCGTAGCAACCAAGCAAGTCAGCAAGGAGGTATCCAGGAGTATCATACCGCATATTGAAAGCAAGGAAACCTGTCTCACTATAGTCAATATCAGTACGTCCTAGATGCATGATCTCAACTGAAGGGTTGGGTACTATCTCAGCCAGAAAAGTAGAAGCAGAGAACGACTGGCGTGTAGTAGAGTCTGCATCCAACCACACTAACCAGCCGCCATCTATCTCCGTGTCCGCTATATTCATAGCAGCATCCGTTAAAGCGTAGACCTTATGACAGAAACGGATAGCATCTAGCCGGTAGTTATACGGTGATGCTCCTCCTTCAGTACCGTCGTGTACTGCCATACGCTCAACGAATGCATTATAACCACCTACCTCATGGAGATCACGATACTCAATGATATCCGACTTAGGAAGTTTAGTGAGGTGTTCACTGGGGAAGTGATCAGTGTATACAATTAACTTTAGATCCTCCTTCCAGTGCTTAATGACGGAGTTAAGCATCTGCTCTCCGTACTTAAGGAAACCATCGTAATTGAATGAGGTTACAAATCTTACGGACATTCTTTGTTAAACTCCTTCTTTAAAGCTCGCCACTCATCGGCATACTTATTATCTATAGCCCTGTCACCTGTCCAAAAGTCAAAGATAGGCCCACCTGTAGTGAAGTGAACGTTACTAGCTGCTAGCTCTGGAGAGGAATGACCATCAAGCCAATTCCATTTCTCATCTATATCACCAGTGTCTTTAACTTGCATCCACTGTATGCTGTGTAACCATAGACCATCCTTAGTGGATACGTCTGCGTGTGTCAGGTTATGCAAAGCTTTAGTATGGTCTACATCAAAGTTGAATAGCATGAAGCTAGACCAGTTCTTTCTAAAGTATTTGAACTGTTGAATGTTATCCATCTTAACAGTAGCGTTTGGTACGTGGGAATGTTTCACACAATGAAACGGTTTCTCATGGTACGTATCAAATAACTCTGTGATATCAGAGCGTAAGTACATGTCACAATCCATGAACAAAGCTCTACCAGAGTACTGCTGTAGTGCAGGTACAAGGAAGCGAGAGAAAGAGAACTGAGTACTTAAAGGTTTACCATCAAACCTGTCGTACCTCTGTCCGTGTTCATCCATGTACATCTCTCTGAAGTATAAACCTGCTCTACGTAGTCCGTCTTGCTCTAACGGTACTATATTATAACAGTCCTTTGTATTCTTTTCAATAGAATACTTTAATATCTTAGCATATTCATCCTCTCTTGGGTCATACCCAATGTAAATTGTAGGTAACTTATTGATAGTCATGTTAGTTGTTTACTCCTTAGGTTGAGTAAAGGCTAACATGAGCCTACAAACTACACAAGGACTTTTACAAACTTCCTCCACTCTTTACTAGCTTATCAAAGAGAAGATCTTCTATTCGATACAGAAGTTCAAGCTCTGCAATAGCATCTTCTATCAGACCATCAGGAGGAAGTACGTTATACTTTTGATCTTCTGCTTCGTATTCTTTTAGACGGTCTAATAAAGTATCTTCACGTTCAAGCATCTTGTCTGTGGTCATCGGAACTTCGGTCCTCTCATCCAGAAGGCAAGAGAAATCTTCTCACCTGTATGTATCTTAGTACTACGATGGAACATGAATGAAGGGAAGACAGCTATACTACCTATACTTCTCATAGTCTTTAACGTAGTGAACCTACTACCTTCTTGAGGATGTACCCACTTCTGTATCTGAAAGTCACCACCTCTGTAGTTATCATCAAGGGTAAGAACAAGGGTCAGCTTACGACTAGTATCCTCTGTTTCGTAATCTCTACCTACATCTGAATGCCAATCATAGAACTGACCCTTGCCGTAGAATGAAACTTGGGGGATTTCAAATGAATCCACCTCGAAGTTCCACCCTGCCTCTTGGTTAGCTTTAGCTCCATAGATCGTGAGCACTTCATTAAGCTCAGGACTATTTAACCATGCTATCCTATTGTTTCTTATACCCTCTACACGCTCAGACTCTCCTCCCTCGACAGTAACTGATGCTTCCGATTGAACAGACTCTCTAGCTACATCCAACAACCCTTTACAAAACGTCTTAGGTAGGTCTTCGTTTGCATTCCAATACGTTAACACTAAGTCAGCTCCTTTTTGAATCTATACCCTATCCTTGTTATCTCCTTTGACAGATCAACAGGGCTATTACCTAGGAATATACCGTTATCATGTAGCTTATTAGCTTGCTCAAGTGTGCCTGATATCTCATTCACTAGACCCATAACAGGCTGTCTGGTAAAGTTACCTGTACAAATAGGTCTGTACTCCACACCTTCTTCATCTAGTATCTTAGTAGCTTTGTTCTTTAAAGCTAAGGTGTTGAACACTATACCAAATCCAAACCATGAAGAACGAGCAACAGGTAAGGTCTTCTGAATAGAACCGTACTCAGCTGATCCAAAGTGCGAGACAAAGTCAACTCCATTCTGCTTTCTTTTGGAGAGCATAGCATCGTGCTTCTTTAGCTGCTCTAGCCCTATAGCACCGTTCAGTTCTCCCGGCCTTACGTTGTATCCTTTAGTGATAAACTCAAACGGATTACCAGTATCAAAGCTAGTGCCTCGTGTCCAACCATGAGAGCGTAGACTAAGCAGAAGATTATACTCTCTCTTATTCTGACAGACTACTATACCCCCTTCCATTGTCTGTATATGGTGGCTGAAGAATGTACTAAAGGTTCCTAAGTCTCCAAGTGTACCACAGTAGTCTCCACTATAGGACGCACCTAAAGATTCACAGTCATCCTCAAAGAGGAGTAGAGCTAGATCATCACACACTCCACGCAAGCTAGTGAAATCACAAGGATTACCTAGTAAGTTAATAGCTAATACAGCTGTAATGTCTGGGTCATACTCTGCAGCTTTACGTACTTGTTCTACGTCTATGTTCCATGTCTGCTTATCTACGTCTACGAATACAAGATCAATACCGTACTGTATGAACGGAAAGTAAGAGGTACTCCACCCTACTGCGGGTACTATAATCTTGTTACCTCTCTCTAACCTACCAGTTTCTACAGCTAGAGCTACCATAAGAAGATTAGCACTACCTCCACTGTTAACCATCACAGCATACGGTACCCTCATCTTCTTAGCGAAAGCTTTCTCAAACTCCAACACCTTAGGTCCAGCTGTGAACCTACCGGAATCTATAACTTCCTTCATAGCTTCTTGTTCTTTACCATCCCATGTATCATAAGCTAAAGACCACGAACTACTCATTGTCACTGCTTCCTCCGTATTTAAAAGCTTCAGGGTTGTATGAATCGTTGCGTAACATGTCAGACATAAGCCTCTTGAAGGTGTACTCTCTCTTCCAGTTCAAGTTATACGCTGCTCTAGAAGAATCACCACATAGGTAACCTACCTCTGAGGGTCTGTAGAACGCAGGGTTAACTTTAACTACCCTAGTCCTTTGGTTAGGTCCGGTAAGGATAGTGCCTATCTCATCCTTCCCTTCACCAGACCATTCAATATCTTTGTTAAGCTCTACTCTAAAGCACAGCTCAACCATCTCTCTAATAGTGTGTGTTGTTCCAGTAGCTAAGACATAATCAGTAGGGTATTCTTGTTGTAACATCAACCACATACCTTTAACGTAATCTCTGGCATGCCCCCAATCTCTTACTGCATCCAAGTTACCTAGCTCAAGAGGTGGAGAGTTCTCAGTGTAGCTACCTACATACTTGGTAACCTTACGGGTAACAAACTCCTCTCCTCTACGAGGACTCTCATGGTTGAACAGGATACCGTTACATCCAAACAGACCATAAGACCTACGATAGTTATCCACATACCAGAAGGCTGACTGCTTTGATATACCATAGGGAGACACAGGATCAAAGGGTGTGTCTTCATCCTGAGACCTAGTGAATACATGCCCATACAGCTCACTAGTAGAGGCTTGATAGAACTTAGTGGTAGTCAGCATACCGTTGATGCGTAATGCTTCCAAGAGAACCAGTACACCTACGCTGTTAATTAAGGTAGTCTCTACTGGACTCTCAAAGGAAGACAGAACATGAGACTGAGCAGCTAGGTTGTACACCTCATCAGGGTGTGTCTCCTTGATAACGTTGTACAAAGAAGCATGGTCTAACATGTTACCTTGATGTAGCTTAAGGTTCTTGTTAGCTATAAGGTGTTGTATGTTGCCTAAGTTAGTAGTGCTACACCTACGTACTAAGCCATGAACCTCGTAGTCCTTACTCAGCAGAAGCTCTGCCAAGTAAGAACCATCCTGTCCCGTTACGCCTGTGATTAAGGCTTTCTTCTTATTCATACGCCGCATGCCCCACCGTGATTTGTTATCTCACATATATCGTGCGTCTCAATACCTTCTTCAAACTCTTCTCCTAGTTTATCAACAGCTTCCTTGTAAGGTACTGAAGTTAAAGGTTGCCCGCCTCTAGAGCCATTCGGATACACAGTAAACCCACGTAACCTGCTGCTATAGCGAGCAAGAGTGTTAGTAAAATCTTCGACTGTATCTTCATTGTTAAGCTTACTACCCCATGTTGGAAGGTTAATGGTAGATGAGATGGACATATCCACATAGTCTTGTACGTCAGCTTGGAACTTGATACGTCTCTCATAGTCTTCAGCTAGATCAAGGGCTGACTCAATGCTCTCAGGGTTAACACCATATAAGTCAATCAACTCCTGTGCTGCACTGTCTACAACATACTGGTAATGCCATCTAGTACCACCTTTGAGATATCTTCGCTTATAAGAGACAGCAAAAATAGGCTCAATGCCAGTACTAGTACCCCCAAGAATACCAATGGAACCAGTCGGAGCAATAGCGCGATTAGCAACGGGACAAGAAATACCAAGACTGCTGCTAAAATCTTTAGACACCCTATCACTATGTCCTTTATATACACTAAGCCATTGATGAAGCTCCGGTGTAACCTCATACTTGTATCCTTTCTTTAACAACCACTCATGTACACCCATAAGACCTAACCCTAGGCGGCGATTCTTTGCTCTAATCACCGCAACCTTCTCGTAAGGTAGCTGAGCACGTAGTGTACCTAACATAAGGAACTTGGTTCCTAATTCTACCACATCTTTAAACTCTTGTATAGAGTCAATACGTCCTAGGTTAATAGACCCTAGGTTACACACATCACTATCATCCTCAGACGTTACCTCTGTGCATGCATTACGTAGTGTCTCGTTCTCCTTATCAAAGAAGTTAAAAGAGAATCCAGGTTCTCCTGTCTTAAGAGCTTGCTCTACGTTCTCTTTGAATACGTCACCTACTTCACCTGTATTCATGTAGTTCATGATCCATTCAGTGTCGTAGTTAACGCTCACGTTAGTCATATCTAATGGACATGGGAAGTTAAAGTCATCCTCTCGTACCTGTCCAAAGCTTTGTCCTGTCTTACCTACTGGCATATCGTACCAGTTCTTTACCTTTAAGAAATCTGAGATATCCCCATGCTTCCAGTTCAAGCTAGCATACAGAGCAGACCTACGTGAGCCGCCTTGCATTACGTTACGTCCTATCTCATTAGTCATGTACATCTTAGGGATAGGTCCACTAGATAATCCTCCAGTAGAGGACAGTAGTTTGTTCTTCTCCCTGTATACGGAGTAATCTACACCTATACCACCACCTGTCATGAGGCAAGACTCTACCTTCTGAGACATGTTAGCCCAGTCTTCTCTAGTGTCTTCCTCTGCTTTCAACAAGAAGCAGTTGTTAAAGAACTTACTCTTTCTACCTGCGTAGTATAAGTACCTACCTCCCGGTATGAACTTAAGGTCACGAATGAAAGCCTTTAGTTGTTCCTTATCCTCCTTACTAAAAGTAACCTCGTCGTTACATACATCCTCTACTAATACACCAGCTAGATCACTCATAGTCTCACAGGTATTGTGTGCATACTTGTGCTCAAAGATATCCTCAGAGAACTGAGAACGAAACATAGGGTTACGTGCTGAGTGGAACTTAGACTGCGTCATTAGAATCTTTATCCTCTAAAACTGGGTTATAACCAACCTCATTGCTGTGGTTTAGGTGAATGACCATCATAGTATAATGAATGATCTTTAGCAAATCCTTTAGGTTCTTTCCTTCCTTCTTACCGTATCTCTTCCAGTATTTCAAGATGCTACCCATGAAGAACCCTTCACCATGTCCTTCATCCATGATAATATCAGAGCCTTGGTACTCTCCTTTAGCATAGTGTTCCCCGTAGGTTAAGTCTATATATTCTTTTAGGTAAGCTATCGTTTCTTGTTCACTGAACTTATATGCTTTCATATCCTTTAGTATAAGATCTTCTACATCCCCGTCATGTAGAGAGAGCAATCCACTATCGTATGGAACACTATTCATCCTTCTATGATCGTCCATCCATTCATCATACTCAATAGTAGAAGCACTAATACTTACTCGGCACGGAATTTCATTATCTAAACCTGCGTCATTTACATCTACATCTACACCAGCGTCAACGGTAACAGCATCGTGACCAGCACACGGTGATGTTTTCTCTTCATCTTTAAAAGCAAAGCCGTAAGAAGCGTAGTAACCTATATACTCCCAGTCATAGAGTGTTCCAGGTATAGCTTTAAACTTAGAGAACTCTCCATCATTCTCCTTTATAAACTTTGTAGTGTATGTCTTCCCTCTCTCAAAGACAGGGATGCTCATTCCAAATTCATTTGTCATCGTTAGGTTCCTTCAGTTCTAAAGGGAGAATTTAAAGGTAGTTCTTTAAAATGTCTCTTTAGACTCTCTGGTATTTCTTCATACTGAACACTGCTGAGAGTAGAAGACTCTCTATTCCAATGTTCCTGTAGAAACATAACTACTTCTTTATGTGTCATATCATCCTTAATATCTACTTGATGTGTACTAGGGGCTAATCTTACTCTAACCATATTTACTAAGAAAGGACCGTATTGATCCTCCTCCTTATGTAGTTAATCTCTTTAGATTGTAGTACCTTATATGCAAAGGACTTAGTATACCCTGCATCTACATCAGCTAGATCACACACAGATTGAAAGTCTTCTGCTGTTACACCTATAGACGCAGAGAACCACGCCTTAGC